CTTCTTTTACTGGTGGGACTACAGGACTGACCCCGGCTTCTGCCACCACCGGCGCAGTCACCTTGGCTGGTACTTTGGCAATTGCCAATGGGGGCACAGGTACAACTTCTACAACTTTTGTAAATGCAGCCAGTAACATCACGGGCACATTGCCTGTAGCCAATGGGGGCACAGGTACAACTTCTACAACTTTTGTAAATGCAGCCAGTAACATCACGGGCACATTGCCTGTAGCCAACGGTGGCACAGGGGTCACAACTTCTACAGGCACTGGCAACAATGTTTTGTCGACCAGCCCAACATTAGTCACTCCAGTTTTGGGAACTCCAACTTCTGCAACATTAACAAATGCAACCGGCTTGCCTTTGTCCACTGGCGTCACGGGCACATTGCCTGTAACAAATGGTGGTACGGGGCAGACTAGCTACACCAATGGTCAGTTGCTTATTGGGAATACCACCGGCAACACCCTGACCAAGGCTACCTTGTCTGCTGGGTCAGGCATCGCCATCACCAATGGCACAGGTTCGATCACCATTGCAGCCACGGGAGGGGGTGTCACAAGCGTCAGTGGGTCGTCGCCCATCGCATCCAGCGGAGGTACAACCCCCGTCATCAGCCTCGGGATTGTTCCTGTGAATTACGGTGGAACCGGCACATCAACCCCCAACCTTGTTGCTGGCACAAATGTGACCATCACTGGTACTTGGCCTAACCAAACCATCAGTTCCACTGGGGGCGGTGGTGGTAGTACTTGGACTCCAAACACGACAACGGGCGGCTCAATGAGTGTCCCAGCGCCCACGGGTGCCACCACCAGCGGCGGCATTGTTGTTGTTGTTGTAGCTTCGGCTATGTCAGCATCTACCTCTAGTTTTAACGTATCAGCGGGGGCGACTCCTTTTACTTCTGCGTCTATGTCAGGATCGTATGCACAAGTCTATTACGCACCTACTTCAGGCTCCTTTGCGAGTACTATTACCGTTACTTGCTCTGGATATTTTGATTACGCAATGGCTTATGCGTATGTAATAGCTTCTGGGTTTTCTGTATCCGCGAGCAATACCTCTACCTCCAGTACGAGCGGTTTCCTAAGTGCGCCTCCTACTTCTAATAACCCACGGATTATTGCTGTTTCTCCCGGTTCCAGTTTGAATTTATCAACTACTGCGACTACGGCCAGTGGTGGCGGGCCAACATGGGCAACTGGTAGCGGCTACGTTCACCCAAGCACCTCAAATTTAAGTGCCTCCATTATTTCGGGCACCGGAAGCTGGACTTCGTCCGCTACGGTTGCCGTAGCATCAAACCCCAGTTTCGTATTTTGGTACGCAACAGGCATCACAAGCTGATAAAGGAATAAAAAATGTTATACACACAAATCGAAGACAATAAAGCCAAACACTCACCGGTTCCCCTTGAGCATTTGGTGTCAAAAGGTGTTATTGACACCGTAGATGTTACGCAGGAACAATTGGCCGCTGCCAATGTTGTGCCTGTGACGAAGTGCCTTGATCAAAAGCCTGACGATGGCTACTTGTACGAAATGAAAATTCTTCAACAAGCTGATGGGTCTTGGGCAGAAGAAATTGTAAAAGTTGAAATTTCTGACGAGCAATATCAAAACAATATTGCAGCTCGCGCTCAGGCCGTTAGGGCCGACAGAGATCGAATGTTGGCAAGTTGCGACTGGACGCAAATTGCAGACGCCTCGATTCAAAATAAAGAGGCCTGGGCTACTTTTAGGCAGGCGTTGCGAGATGTTCCTATGCAGACCGGGTTTCCTTTTAGTGTGCAGTGGCCACGACCCCCGAAATAAGAATACCAGGAGTTAAAAATGGCTCAGAGCGGCTTCACACCAATCCGGATTTACTATTCTTCAACTCCGAGCAGTACGCCGAACCCCCTAAATTTGACTTACGGCGAGCTTGCGATAAACATCACGGATGGCAAGCTGTATTATTTAGACGGTGGTAACACACTGCAGACCATTGCATATAAGAATGTGCCAATCAGCACGCTATCTGGTGCAGGTACGGGTGTACTCACTGCCCTTGGGGTTAATACTGGATCTGCTGGGGCCTTTGTGGTAAATGGTGGTGCTTTGGGTACCCCCGCGTCCGGCACTGTCACCAATCTGACGGGCACGGCCAGCATCAACATCAACGGCACCGTTGGGGCCACAACAGCTAACACGGGCACTTTTACTCGGCTAGTCTCCGGGGTCACGACAGTTTCCGGTACCGGCACCATAACTCCAGTTTCCGATAACTGCAATCAAATAAATGTATTTATCGTCGGTGGAGATATTTCATTTTTGGCTCCGAGCGGCACTCCAGCAAGCGGCCAAAAATTACTCATTAGAATTACAGGTGATACACTTCCAAGAAACATTACTTCTTGGAATGCAATTTATCGAGTCGTCGGAACCACTTTACCAACGACGGTCGCCGCCAATAAGACGGTTTATGTTGGGTGTATCTACAACGAAAGCGCAACAAAGTGGGATGTTGTTGCCGTGACAATTCAGGCTTGATCATGGCAAATCGTTATTGGGTTGGGGGCGTCGCCAGTTGGGATGGTACGGCTGGTACCAAGTGGGCTACCACATCCGGTGGGGCTGGTGGTGCAAGTGTGCCCACATCCGCCGATGATGTGTTTTTCGACATCAATTCTGGCTCAGGCGCGGTTATAATTGCATCTGGAAACACCGGAGCTAAATCGGTAGACTGCACAGGCTTTACTGGGACTCTTACTGGAACTTCCGCAATTTCCGTGGCCGGTAGTTTTATTTTATGGAGCCTGATGAATTTTGTATACTCAGGCAATTTGAGTATAACGGGGCCAGGAACTCTTAATTCCGGAGGGAAGACCTTTAATGGATTAATCTACGTCAACTTCGTTGGCACGCTGACTTTGGCGAGCAACATTACCACCAACAGTCAGTTCGGAATTACTAATGCAACCGTGGCGATGGAAACCTACTCTATTACTTGTAGAGATTTTCTTGTATCAAGTGATGGGAAGCTAAGTGCAACTTCTGCAAATCCAGTAATCACAGTAACAGGAAACAACCGGTATGTAGTTAGCTGGCAGAATAATATAGGTTTATCTACCACCTGCCCCGCAAATTTAACATTTGTTTGCAATTATTCGGGATCGACTGGTACAAGAACATTTTTTCTTAATTTCCCTGCCACAAACACTCCAACTATTTCGATTACGAACGGTCTTGACAGCATTAGATTTGATGGCGGTTCTTTCGGAATTGGTGATTTGATATTTGGCTCCTCTTTTGGCGGGGCCTGGATAAATAACTCATCCAGTTCGTTGATATTTTACGGAGATATCACGTTAGGCAATTCAATGACTTGCTCCCATACAGCCACCATATTTTTTAGATACAATACTGTCACCCTAACAAGCCCGATAAATGTAAAAACATGGCCCGGTATAACAATTCAAGACAGTGCCAATGTATTGATCAATGGTGATTTTTACACGAACGGGAATATAACCTTGACGTCGGGGTCAATTGACGGTCAGGGTTATAACATATCTGCCTCCAATTTTTCCTCCTCTGGAACACTTGCCAGAACAATTAACCTAGGGACCGGGATCTGGTCTATAACCGGGAGTGAATGGAACTGCGCTACATCAACAAATCTTACAGTAAATCCAAGCACTTCCACTATTTCGATGGCGTCCCCGATTTTTAAAAACTTTCGCGGCGGGGGGAAAACTTATTATATCCTCAACACGGGCAGTGGCGGAGATTTGTATATTAATCAGTCAAATGTTTTTTATGATATCACTGCCACTTATAGACCCTCTACGATCCTTTTCGCCGCTGGCGCAACACAAACAGTTTCCAACTTCACTTTGTCGGGTATTTCAGGAAGCCCTGTCACACTTCTCAGTACCGTTGATGGCTCTCAGTTTACCCTGTCAAAGTCTTCTGGCACGGTGACCGCTAATTACTTGTCCATTAAGGATAGTAATGCAACTGGTGGCGCTGTTTGGAATGCCTTGAATGGGACAAACGTAGATCTTGGGAATATTTCTGGATGGCTATTCCCTTCATCTGGCAGCGCGTTCATGCAATTTTTCTAGTGGGTGAATTAATGTCAACGATTGACGCAACAGAGGCTCGACTAACCACGCACGAAGAAGTGTGCGCCATCCGTTACGAGCAGATCAACGCACGGCTCAAGCGCATAGAGGCAATCATGCTGAAAACTGCTGGGCTCATGATCATCAGCATGGCCGGGACGATCTTCGCGGCTATCTGGATAACCAAGTAGGTAAAACATGGCATGGTCTGACGTACTCAAAGCGGTCATCCCCATTGTGGTGGCCGCGCTGGCTTGGCTGCTGGGGCAGGTTGCATCCTTCTCCGAGCGCCTGACAAAAATCGAGGGGCAGATGCCTGCCTTGATCACCAAGGAAGGCGTACCAACCGACAGCCCGATCAGTGCCGAGCGCCGATCCATTATGAAAGAAGGTCTGATGACCCACATCAATGAACTTCAAGTCAAGGTGCGCTTGCTTGAAGAGCGCGAACGTCTCTTGAAAGGAGCAAAGTAATGGACTGGCTAAAACAGATTGCACCCACCATTGCCACTGCGCTTGGTGGCCCATTGGCTGGCATGGCTGTTTCTGCCATCTCCAAGGCTGTGGGTGTGGACGAAGATAAAGTCCAAGACATGATCGCAAGCAATAAGCTCAACGCTGATCAAGTAGCGCAGTTGAAGATGGCTGAGATCGAGCTTGCGAGACAGGCTCAGGAACTAGGCTTGAATTTTGAAAAGCTGGCCGTTGATGATCGCAAGAGCGCTCGCGAAATGCAAGCTACCACGCGCTCGTGGATGCCGCCAATATTGGCTGGAGCTGTCACTCTTGGCTTCTTTGCCATAATGACGCTTATGTTCTTCAACAAAGTCGACAGCAATAACCCGGCCATATTGATGATGCTCGGGTCTTTGGGTACTGCTTGGACGGGTATCATTGCTTATTATTTCGGGTCGTCTGCTGGTTCTCAAGCCAAGACAGATTTGCTTTCTAAAGCTACGGGGAAATGACATGAAACAAAACTGGGACGAAGCGCTAAAGCACATCCTCCATTGGGAGGGTGGATACGTCAACCATCCAGCCGACCCTGGCGGTATGACCAATCTGGGAGTGACAAAACTTGTATGGGAAGAATGGTCAGGTAAACCGGCCACTGAGGCCGACATGCGTTCGCTCACCCCTGAGATGGTTTCTCCGCTGTACAAAAAGCGGTATTGGGATGCTATTCGCGGTGATGAGCTTCCTGCTGGTGTTGACCTTTGCGTGGTTGACTGCGCCGTTAATGCTGGCCCTGGCCGGGCTGCTCGTTTTTTACAGCAAGCGGTAGGGGCTACGGTGGACGGCCAGATCGGCCCTGACACCCTGAAAGCTGTTGCATCGCACGATCCAAAAGAGATAATCGAGAAGTTCTGCGACCTGCGTGAAGCGCACTACAAGAGCCTGCACACCTTCGCTACCTTCGGTAAGGGCTGGATGCGTAGGCTGAACTCTACGGAAGTAGACAGCTTGAACATGGCGTGATAAAATGCGCTGCCGGTCGCCTCAAGGAAGTATATGACCACTGCGGTAATGATGACTTATGATAGTCTTGTCGAAAACATCCAGCAGTATTTGGAGAGAACCGACACGGCGACTGTGGATAAGATTCCTCTTTTTATCATGCTTTGCGAGCAGAAGCTTGCAGCGGATATAAAGTTCCTGGGTAATCTTACCGTCAACACCAGCACCATGGTGGACGGGATTAACATCATCGACAAACCTGCCCGCTGGCGCAAGACGGTGTCGATGAATGTAACTGTGGACGGCGAGCGTCTACCAGTCCTACTCCGTAAGTATGAATATATCCGCGAGTATTGGCCGGACCCTTCCTTGAAGGACGTTCCGAAGTTCTATTGTGATTACGACTACACCCACTGGTTAGTGGGTCCTACACCTGCAGCCAATTATTCCTTTGAGGTGTTGTACTACGAGAGGGCACAACCTCTCGACTCCTCTAACCAGACCAACTGGTTCACCCAGTATTCTCCTCAGGCAATGCTGTATGGGTCTCTACTGCAAGCGATGCCATACTTGAAAAATGACGCAAGGATGCCGCTGTGGAAGCAGGAATACAACGAAATAGTTCAAACGCTGAAAGGCGAAGATCTCACCCGAATTGGTGACCGCCAATCCATGGTACTTGATTCATGAGCTACAACAGTCCATTCACCGCAAACGTAATTCAACCTACCGACGTTTCGTACCGTGGGTTTACCATAACCGCCGACACGCAACTGTCTTGGCCTATCAATGGTAATCCCACAGACGATTACGCCGCAAGGATCATGGAGGTCACCGCCTCCACCGCTGGTCTGCAGCTTTGGATGCCACCAGCGAACCAAGCGTCAGTAGGTCAGGATGCTCTCATTCGGAATACCGGTATTAACGATTTTGATGTGTATGACTTCGATGGTCAGAACACGATCGTTACCGTTACCGCTGGGGAAGCTCAGTATATTTACATTACCGACAACCCTGACGAGTCTGGTACCTGGGGGATCATCGCTTTCGGCGTTGGTTCGTCCGGTGCTGATGCCGCTACTCTTGCT